TAACGTCCATCTGCTTCCTCCTATAATATGCGATTTATCTTATATCCATACCAAAAAAATAAAGCCGTGTCAAACACGGCTCTAAATTTACTTTCTTCTACGGATTATTTTCGGTTTTTTGTTCTTATACTTATCGTAATCTTCTCCGTATAAAAGTTTGCCTAACAGGTCAAACAAAAAAAACATACTACCTCCTTTCATTTTAAATTAACAAACTTTATTGGTGCTTTTTCTCCAATTTTTTTCCCAGTATCAGCTTTAAAATTAAGTGCTAATTCATCTAAAAATCTTGATAAATGATAGTCTGTATCATCTACTGGCTGATTCATAATATCATTTAACCTTTGGTAAACATATTTTGTTGAAACCATACTGTCTCCCCAACCTTGAGTTTTAACTTTCATCACAACTCCTTTCGTATTGATCGTCTATTACAGCATCTCTGTGTAATTCTTTATGTTGATTTAAGTAATTTTCTTCTTCAATAAACTCTGCTACTTTGTTTCTTATTTCGCATATCTGATTAAAATGTTGATGGTCACAAGCTATTTTAGTTACACCATACTTTTCCAAAAGATTATAAAAGTCATCTTGAAATTTAGTAAACTCACTATCTGACATTTCAGTTCTGCTCATCACAGCTCCTTTTCTAAATTTTGTTCTTCATATAAAGACAGATTAACTGGTTCTACTGAAAATTCGTCTGCATCTTCTTGTCTATTGCCCTCTTCTTTTCTTTGGGCATTATGTTCTGCTAACCATTTATCAAAATTATCTGTGGTTATTTCATAGGTTTTAGAATCTTCAAACCCACCCTGATCGTTGTTAACATAAAATACATTATACAATTTCATTATTAACCTCCTCTAAATCATTCCATGCTATTAACTTAAAATCTCTCAAAGTTTTATCTTTAAAAGTAAACTTATTTAGTCTATCAAGAAAATTCCATGCTTTTTTTTCATCATTAAAAAATCTATGTCTAGTGTTTTCTTTTGTTTCTTCCTCGTTCCAACATCTAGCTATACCAAAACTAACTTTATACATTATTTCTCCTCCTTTAAATTTTCATATTGATGGTCTAAGACGGCTTGTTTATGTATTTCTTCTGCACCATCTTCTTCCTCCTCAAGTTCTGTAGATTCTACTAACTCCATTCTTGATTCTTTAGCTAATTTTTCTAAAACTGGAACACATTTCATGTATGTTTCCTCGTCATTAAAGGTAGCCACCCATTCGCTATGCTTACCTGAATCAAAATATGCTTTAATCATTATGTATCCTCCCTTTTAACTTCTGTGACTTCTAAAACTTCCTCGTCATTATCTCCGTAGGAAGCGTCATCTTTAAATTTTTCAAAGTTACAATAGTTTTCTTCAGCTTGCTTTGGATTATCAGCTTTTACCCAATAATGAGTGTAGGTATAAGACTGACAAGTTACTTTAAATAATTTTTTAGTCATCTATATCCTCCCTTTTTCAATGAAAAGTCTATCAATGAAATCGCCGTCCTCTTTCCAATTTTCAGTATCCCAAACATAGATATGTAAATTGCCGTCAGTTTCAGCCGATTGCTCTATTCTTATTGTGTAAGATTTAAATTCTACGATTTTAGTCATACAAACTCCTATAAATGTGTGTATAGGATATATCTCATACTTTTATTTAAAGATCAAGCGAAAAAGTTTTGGCCAGTCAAAAGGCATACTCATTTTAAAGATAGGTTCTAGCCGTAATCCTTTAATTCTTAAATCTACAGCTTGTTTTCCATTATATAAATATATTTCATCTTTTGTTCTTACTAAAACCCAAACACTAGCGTTTTCATATCGTGTCAACCAACTTATTTGATTCGCAGATAATTTAACAACATTACCTCTAGTCACTTTTAATTCTACAAAATGAAATAAGTTTTTATCGTCACAAATTAACAAATCAGGAATACCTAAAGTCATCCAGTTTTCTATTCGTGTTAATAATACTCGTTTGGGTAATCGGTTTACGGCTGTTTTAATTTCCTGATAAAACCCGCTTTCCTTTTTTGGTGGAGGTTTTGTCCTCGTGTTCAATAACTCCTTCAGCGTGTCTCGGTTCATAAGACTCCTTTATTTCTTTTAAGGCCTTCAATACTTCATCTTTTGACATACTATCTATTGTGCCGTGCCTTATCTCTGATTTGTTTATATAAATATTACCTTGAGCTTGTCCTCGTCTATACTCAGCTTGAACAGCTGCTGAATAAGCACCATTGTCTAAAGCTCTATCTCTAATCGTTTGTAAATCTTTTAAATGTCTTTTGTAATTAACGCCGTATTTTTCATCTAACTCTTCACGATATAATTGTATGGCTTTAGCAACATGAGGACAGATTTGTGGGTTAGTCATTTCATAAGCTCTAGTATGAGCAGACGTTGCTGGAAAACCAGCTTTTATAGCGGCTTCTCTCATAGTAATCATACCATCATTACTAACAAGTTCTTTTACAAAGATTTCTTGCTTTCTTGTTAGCTTACTTTGTATATCTACTTTTGGCCGACCACGACCTTTCTTCAAAGGTTTTAAATTATTCATCTCTTTATATATATACCAGAAATTATTTTTTTTCAAAAAACTTTTTAAGCTCTTATAAGGCCAAACTTGATTTAACAAAGTTACATATTTGTATATTGTAAGTGTAACCATTTATGTAACCACTATAATCCTTATGTATAAAGGGATACAGAAGAAAGGTTACATGGTTACACCAGTTACACCTATATTTTAATAAAAATATTTTTTTTATTTTTCTGCCTATATATAAAGAGATTAACGTAAAATACTCTTAATCTTCTGTAAAAAGGTTTCCTTGTGAGGCGTGACTCGTGGATCGAGGATATGTAGCATCCAGACTTTCTTCATAGTCTCCGTCTTTTTCAAGTTGACTTCTGCATGGTGGAATCCAAAGCAACTGAGTATTTTTTTCTTTATCTTTATCAGCATATCCTTTCCACACGAACCAAGCATAGCTAGTAGCCGTTGAAGCGGTAGCAGACAACTTACCTTTAAGAATTGGCACCCTTTCTGTAAATTGAGCAACAAAATTTGGAGGATTTGGTGTAAATAATCTTTCATATCTTCCTACGCTTTCTAAAAATTGGGTTCTGGCAAACACAGCTACACAAAACTTAGCTTGTCTCAGTGCTTTTAATACAAACTCTTCAGCTAAATTAAAAGGGGGGTTAGTAATAATATAATGATATTTATCTTTTTCATCTGTTTTGAGAAAATCAGCTATACGATCTTGGCCGTAATCATCAATATCGGCAGACACGACTGTATGAAAATACTCTTTTAAAACTTTGGCCATGTGTCCAGCGCCGCAAGCTGGCTCAAGGCAATCTATATAACTATACTTACCTGTAAACATTTCAGGTATGTGCCATTTTTTTTCCAAAACTTTAAACAACGCTCTTGTAGCCCAAGGCGGCGTAGGAAAGTAATCTTTACTCTCCTTATCCTCGTGCCTTTGGCTCATAACAGCGTGTGTTTTATTTTGTGTCATATTATATTAGTAAGATTTATCGCATACAATGTCAAACAAAAAACCCCATAACTACGGAGGATTGTGGTTACAGGGCTTTTTTATCACACATTTTATACACAACATAGGAGTTCTACAGAGGAAAACGTATTGTGCATGATACAAATCGCATATATTAATATATATGTCAAATTTATTTTTTCATCTGTTGCCTTAAACTATCTAAAACATCATCAATACTGGGTTCTTTTGAATTGGGGTTATGGACACATTTATATTGTTTTGGGCAACCAATAGAAGTGTCTGTAAATTCTAACTCATACGTTTTGTTAGCGCCTTCATAAATACAAGCCAACTTACCTTTGTATGTTTTTTGGGTTTTTAATCGACAGGTAACGTAGATTTTTTTGTTTTTTCTGGTTTGTTTTTGTTGCCACGACCATCGGGGCGTGTCTTTATACTGGTATTCTTTGCCTCCAGATTGCAATGGGGACGAATATAATATAAATAAAAATGCAACAACAAAACTACCAACCATATTTATTTTTTAATAAATACAAAATAAAAACAATAAAACTAATAACCGTAGAGAACAAAATAAACCAACCAATATATTCCATAATTTGCCGTCTAAATTTTTGCCGGTCATAAATTTCTTTTTGTCTACGCTTCCTAATATCCGCTTCCATTGTTAAAACGTCATTCCAAGCAGTAGGCCCGTAAGTCATATTTAGAAATACTTTCATCTCGTAGCGTTGTTTTTCCATTTTCTTTTTAGCAACCACAGCTTCTATCGCACTAGCTTCAAGTTGATTACCTTTAAATAATCTTTGAAGAGCAGAGGGATTCTTTGTTGTTCTTTCAGCATGGTCAATGTCAGAAGCAGCGCCCATCCATCTTGATAAATCTTTTCCCATTGATTCTATATCGCGGCCAACCGCAAATCCAGCTTTAAGGGCATTAAAGGCGCTTCCAGCCACGCTTAAAGCCGCTCCGATCGTTACAGGGTCCATTTGTAATCTTTCAGCAGTTTATACTAATTTCGATTATAAATTTTTTTTAAAGTCAAGTCTATTAATTTATAAAAAGTCTATTAATCTACAAAAAGTTATTTATAGTTAAAAGTTATGTTTAAAAAAGAAATTATAAAGGGGGCGCCGGTACGCTATTGTCCGAGTTGCAAAAAAAAGAAGTTAATGTGCAAATGCCATGTAATTCCCCTTGTAATATTTATAAAAGGAAGAGGAAGAAATGAATTTACCAAACCGTAGACCGTGTATCACAACTGAAGTAGGCGAGGGCCTTGCCGTAACCGTATCGTATCATCCTGAAACTAATCAAGCTGTTGAGATTTTTGTAACAGGTAGGGGCAAAAAAGCATCTGACGGGCCCATGACAGATGCGCTATATAATCTGGGAGTGCAAGCTTCTAAATTAATGCAAAAAGAAGATTTTTATTTAGAAACAGCAGACGTATCTGCGGCGGAGTGATTCGCACGCTTCATTTGTGCTTCAACCATTTCTTCAACGCGTTGTTGATCTTCTGATTTGTAGTGTGAAAAGATATGACGGAGCTGTCCGCCGATAGTTCGACCCTCAAGTTTAGCTATTTCTTTTATCTTTAAATAAACATCTTTAGGGACGAGTACGCTTTTCCATTTATTAGTATCCATAATTACCTCATTTTTGTAAGATAATATGCGATTTTACAAGATATTACAAGAAAAGAGTTGTGTTTAGTTGTTTTATTTGATAATTATAAAAATGCGAAGAGCAAAGTTTTAGTCTGCTCGTTCAGTTAGGGTTTGATCGCAGTATCATTGACCTACAGAAACCTCAAGATTTAAATTTTGCCTTAATTTAAATTCAAAAAGACCCAGAGTAATCTGGGTCTTTTTTTTAGGGGGATACTACTTACTTTCGCCCCAAGACGCTCCTATTTCTACGTCTACTTTATTGGGGACATTTAATTTTACGGCTTCTTCCATGATAGTTGCAACCTTTTTTATTGTTTCATTTGAAGTAAAAGATATAGCAATCTCGTCATGTATTTGAATTAATGGAATAATGCCCTCAGAATAAATATTAACCATAGCTTGTTTTGTCATATCTGCGGCGGATGCTTGTATTAATCGGTTAAGTGCTTTGTAGGTATACGCTCGTTTGAGTCGTGTCGTGGGCCCATATTCATTAACCGCTTCTTTATAAGGCATAGCCTTATTCATAGCAAAAGTATCTGGCTCCCATAGGTCAAATCTGCATTTTCTACCTAAAATAGACCGAATAGAACCTGAGCTTGCTCTATTATTCAATTTATTCATTACGCCATTCATAAGAAGTTTAACAAACGGGACTCTATCATGGTATTGTCCCACCAATTCCTTTGCCTCTTCTACGGGTATATCGAGCTGGTCTGATAGCTTGTTTACGCCCATACCATACATCATACCTAAATTAATTGTTTTAGCTTGCTTACGCGGTATTTTAGCCATTTCAGCGACCATCGTATGAAAGTCCATATCAGGATTGTTAATATACCCGTTTACAAATTCAGTAACGCCTTTCATTTCGTGGCCTTGTGACTTGCCATAAGCATGAGCATAATGCACCAAGATCCGTGGTTCCTGTTGCGAGAAGTCTAAACTAGCCCACTTTTCTCCCTCTTCAGGAAGAAACAACGAGCGAATCATAGGTCCCAATTCAGGATCGCGAGCCGGTATCTGCTGTAAATTAGGGTGGTTCATGCTGATACGACCTGAAACCGTGCCTCCATCATCAGACCTAATCTGATTTATATGCGAGTGTATGCGACCTTGAGGCGTGGTATATTTTAAAATGGTATTAATAAACGTACCATGTGTCTTGTTAAGTTCTCTGCATCTAAGGATAAGCTTTGGTAATTCGTGCGATTGTTCCGCAAGAAACGCTTTCGTAAAACTAGGCGAGCCTTTCTCAGTCTTAGGATAAGGTAAACTAACCGAATCAAAAGCTTTAGCGAGCGAAGCGGCCGCCCAAACCTCTACATTAACATCAGTTAAATTTTTAATTTTTTTATAAACTTCTTTTTCTTCTTTAAGAAGATAGTCTCTGGTTCTCTCCACGCGGTCTGTATCAACGCGAACACCGCGCCATGTCATATCAATAAGTAAAGGCAAAACTTTCAACTCTAAGTCAACGATAGTTTGTAAATCTTCTTTTAAAACAAGGGCTTTAAAGCAATTCCAAAGTTCTAAGGTTAACTCTGCGTCAGCTTCAGCATAAGGACCGACATACATAGATGGTAATTTCCAGAGTTCCGCTTTCGGATCAACGCCAAACTCACGAGCCGCTTCTGTTAACCCTTTCTCTGATTTAGTTTTTGAAAGATAATCGTAGGCTAGAGCGTTCAAGCTGTAGCTAAATCTGTTTTCATCCAGAAGTGAAGCAATGACCATTGTGTCAATAATACGGCCGTTTATGGTAAAACCGGCTCGTCTCAGCCAACCGGCATCATATTGTGCATTGTGCATTACCTTATCAGCCGGCGATTCGCAGACTTTTTTCATCCAGTTGTTCACGATTCGTTCATCAAGGTTGCCGCCCCCTAAATGTTTAATTGGGACGTAGCATTTAAAACCGTCTACGGCTACGGCGTAACCGACTATTTCTCCGTCTCCTTGAGGCCAACCCGGTCCATTTTGTTTAATGTTAGGGTCTTTTGTCTCTACGTCTATTGCTATAGTTTTTGCTGTAGATAGATCCGGTAGACTCTCCGGTGGTATCCATTCACTTTTCGGTGTGAACATTGCCATCTGTAATGTCATTTTTTACCTCTATTAGTTTATTAAGATACCACTGGGCTTTTTTAAGGTCCTGAATACCGTTTTTATGTCTGTATCGTATTATGTACTTTAGGATGTTTCCTTGTAGATAATGTTCAAAACCACCTTCTGTGGCAGATTCAATCATATCAATTGCTTCTATTACGCTTGCATTATAGTGTGGTGGGTGGTCTATTTCATCTTTCATGGTCTCATATACCTCCTTGTATTTGTTTCTAATCATTTCTCTGTAGGGTTTATCCTTCATTTTTCCGATCTTCCAGTATATCGAACATTCTTTGAGGCATCACAACTGTACTGTTGCAGTTGCTACAGCATCTACCGCTTTTAACGGGTTCTGCATTGTGCCCTTTCATGTATCCATTGAATTGAATATCGATATAATCTTTGCAGATACAGCATTTCATTCTTCTAAATTTCATATATGGTAACTCCTGTTGTTATCGTCTGGTTCTATAATATAAAGATTTTCTTTGGCTCGTGTGACGGCTACATAAAATACGCGGTGAACGTCATCATTACCCATGCGCATAGCATCGTCAGCTGAGGGCGATAAATCGGTAAATATAATAACATTATCTGATTCACCGCCCTTTGACCCGTGTATCGTGGACACTGAGATACGGGGCTCTGCATTAAATTTTTCGCCTCTGCGAAGTAAAGCAGTAATATATACCCGTGATTCTTCTGGCAACCGGTCCAATGCCTTGTGCCAAATCAATTCGTCCCCGACCATTAGGCCGTAGCTGTTCTGTAAAAGCTCCATATTTAACAATACATCGCTATCTAATCCAGTTAATTTTTTAAAGCCTCGCTTAATATGTGTCCCTGTAGACATATAACTATATATATCTCTTGCCATATCTAACGTAATATTTTTACCTTTACGCAGTTGTTCCCACCCATTTACAGCTGAGGATATTTTCGCGGATATAGAGCGGTGTCCTTTGTGTGTAAAGAGCAGTCCCATGGACTTGAGCGTTTCTACGACTGGGTTTAAGATGTAGCCCGCTTGTGCTAATATTAACCACTGGCCCTGTGTAAGATCTATATCATCTAAGCGTGCCATGTGTTTAACGGTGCCTTCGTCCTTTTTAGGTTGATACTTTTTTGGGTATCTGTGTTTAATTCTGTAAACAATTGATTCAGCGACCCGATGAACTTGTTTAGGGACGCGGTAAGACTGAGATAAAGTCTCAGAAGAACCGTCAAGGTTAATAAACTGGTCTACGTCAGCGCCGGCCCATCTATAAATAGCTTGGTCATCATCTCCGGCCGCAAACATAAACTTACTTTTCTTATCTAAAGCATGAGCTATATCCCATTGCAACGGCGATAGGTCCTGAGCTTCGTCAAGAAAAGTGACCTCAAAATCAGGGCAACATTTGTCAGCTTCGTCTACAAAAACCTGAAGCATATCAGTAAAATCGTATAAATTCCTGTGTTGTTTGTATTCTTTATAACACTTGTTAACATAATTTACGGTGTTCCAGTCATCTTCAATATAAGACTGATTGTATTGTTCTCTTAATCCTATTTTTCTAAGACGAGCTAAATTAATAACACTAAGTATAGGATGGTCATGGTTTTGCATCTCTGTAATGTCTTCTTGACCAGATGTTTTGCTTAATACCATACCTATTTTTTTGCCAAGTTCTTCAAAATGTTGCTTAGACATAACCTGTTCCGGTCTAATTTCTGTCATAGAGAGCGCTAAACTATGTAAAGTTCTAAAGAAAAAAAGGTCATTGTCAGGGTCAAGTTTAAATCGTTTAGCCGCTCTTTCTTTAGCTTCGTTAGCCGCTTTTCGTGTAAAAGCGAGAAAGGCTATATGATTAGGGTTCGTGCCCTTACTTAATGTATCATCTACCATATTTAACAAAGTTGTTGTTTTGCCTGTCCCCGGCGGCCCAAATATTCTAAACATTAGTTCTCGTTACTATGTGAAAAAGGAGGATCTCTATATGGTGGTTCAAAACCAAGGTCTTCTAAAAACTCATCTATTTTTTGGTCAGAAGGTATTTCGTGAACAAAAATAGGTGTAGCTTCTCCTACCCAAGCCCCAACAACATTGTATTCCATCCACTCTATAGCCTCTTCATAAGTCATACCGTCTCGTTCCATAAAGATGTCCACACTTTTATCATAACTATATATTAAAACTTCCGGCATATTCATACGGCTACCAACACCAATAATTGCATCTTCTAGGCCGTCAGCCTTGACCATTTTTTCGTCTTCCTTCATAAACTTTCCTTTTTTTTGTGTTATACTTCATTACCCCAAGCATCCCAACCCTCGTGCTTTTGCCTAGCAAACAACTCTATTCTTGGGAGGTCTCCACTATGATCAATAATTAAATTTCTAAAATTTTCTGGTTTTTCGCTATGTTTTCTTGAATTAACTTCAAATACAGCTTGCCCATCAGTAGCTATTAAATTTTTTAAATCTTTTCTAATTCGAGGTAATTTACCTTTTACTGCAAACAGAATATGTTCCGTACATCCTCGAAAATAATAACCAAGGCCCATTTCTAATCGTAAATTAGAGTATTGTTTAACCCAAGTTAATGTTTGTTTATATTTAAATCCCCAAGCATCACATATTTTATGTGCTTCTCTCACATGAGAATTAGTATACCACAAATATAAATGACAATTATCATCTGATATTTCTTGTACTGGCAAAGATTCAATATCTTTTTTATTCATTGTTTTGTAATGATGATGTACAGCACCATTACCCCAATCTTCTTTGTAAGACCAAGGAGGATCAGCGTAAATTATGTTATATTTTTTTTCCGGAAAAGGTATAGTTTTGTCTTCCATTAAAAAGGCTCCTTTTCTGTTTTTAAATCTGGTGTATTAAATTCGTGGTCCGTGTTACGATATGAGGGTATAGCCCAAACGCGAACCGAGCGGTTATTAATTTTAATAACCGTACTGGACCCATTTATATCTCGTAGGCGTTGGGCTATCTTGTGCGACTTATACTCAAAAAACTTATTCTTTTTAAGAAAGCTTTCAAAGTCTCTAAGCCGAAAATAGGTTAAGTGTTCCTCTTCATCTGTCCAAGGTCTTCTTAACAATATCTCTTCTTTTTCCTGAGCTTGCTGTAAGTGACGGCAAAACTCCTCTAAATAATCATAAAATTGTCCGCTTGTGCTCGCGTCTTCAGCTACTTCTATAATAGCCGCATCATTTTCTTTCATTTCATTCAATAAAGCACTAATCCGTGCCTCCCACGCTTCTTTTCTAACTGAACGGGGCATAAAATTAAGCTGTTCCATACAAGCCTTTTGAAATGTGGGCTGTGATAGTAAAGCTTCTGTATCTAATTCTAAGGGCTCTCCACTGACATCCATAAACCAAACGGGAGGACTGGAGTTATATTTTCTAAGATTAGCGATAGTTGCGCCTTGTACCGCTGAACCCACCCCATGTAACCGTGTTCGGCATAGCTCTTTGTTACAATGTGAATTTATAGGCGCATCATTACATTTGTACGCGTAATCTTTCTTTTTAGCCTGATTAGCCACGATGTTAACCTCCGATAAAGGTAACGGAGGCTCCAAGTAAGTCATATTATAAGTCAGTATTTCTGTTTCCCAACTATCCGGATAGGCTTTTCTTAAATAAACAGCAATATTAAACAGACCGTTATTGCGACCGCCTTCACTAATTTTACTTGCACATAATGTTTGTAAACACGGCGGACCATCTTTTATAGGTGTATCTTTTATGTCTTCAACTTGTAAAGCTACGACTTGCTCTTTATTCAGCTTATATTGCTCATACAGCGCTATAAACTCTTCTAGGGTAGCCGAAGACCCATCATCCTTAATCGCGTACCGTAGGCCGTTCTCCGCGTCATAATAAGGCAAGTTTAAAAAGTTACCTACATCACCTCTATCTAAATGTAATTTTATTTGTTTTGGAAATATCTCGCTTTGTCCGTATCCTAATGCGGCTGATATATGTTGCAGTGTTTGTTGCATATCTTTAGCTTCTACCCATTCGCTACTAAATAAGAAACAATGAGCGCCACCGCTTTTAGAACGGCATACTACTAAGGGTAGTTTTAATTTTCTAATTCTTTCAACTAATGTTTTATGGTCAAGAGGATAGGTATCAATATCAATACAGCCCCACTTAGATTGTGAGTTTGCATTGATAGGTATGATACCTAAAGAATCTCCCTGACCTGATAGATGACCCGTCCAATGATCCTTAGTCCGTGGTTCCCTTACGAGAGCCGCTCTACCAGACTTTTTGCCATTAGTCTGGGTCTTATCTATCTTATAGGTACCAAAAGCTTCTTCTAGCCCATCAAATATTGAACTAAAAGCTTCCCACATTAGAAGGGCATTTCGTCTTGGTTAACGTCAGCAGTCTTTTCCTCTGGCGTTGTTTTTTGCGCCATAGAAGCTTTATCAGGACCCTTTGAAGGCTCCTGTTCATACTTCACATTGACATTGTTTTGCTCAACAGACAAAGCAAAAGCTTTGGCCTCATTATAAAGAGCAATATTTGAAACCTCGTCTGATAGTTTCATGTCCCAAACAAAATAGTCACCTTTACGTCCACTTTCCATGTAAGTCCCAAGACTATATGTAAATAAAAATCTAGGTGGTATAAACATAGAACCGTCAGCTTTCTGCTTACGTCTTGTGGAAATAATACTATTCCATTTACGACTTGCTTTAAGTGAGGTGCTTTTCATAGCAATCATAACAGCATCTGTAGCACCATTAAAGTTACCCTTATCGTCTGTCTTTACAATTAAACAATAATGTTGATGGGTATCCTCAATGTAATGACCAGATCCGTCAGTCAGATATTCTTTATTATCTTCCTTACTTCTCTGTGTCTCAGGACACTCTTCTTTCGTGGCATAGATTGCGATAGGAGCGCTTTGCTCATCGCCAAGTGGAGACCATTGAATAAAGCGCCTTTGGAATACGCAAGGGACAACCTTGATTCCTTTATCTCTATCGTATATCTCACCCGTTACCGTATTATACATATCGCCTGATACAGCGCCACGATTAGCTTCAAGTATTTGTTTTGAAAGATTAGTTTTCAAAAACGGAATACTTAAAGTGTCTTGATTTACTTCTTTATTACCAAGACCAGAGTCTGCCTCTAACATACTTTGGTCAAGCACAGCAACTTGTGTTGCTTCTTTTTTTACTACTTCAGCCATTTATTTTCCTTTCATAATTTTAGCTCTACGGCCTGTCCACGCGCCAAACACTGGCGGTATTTCTTGGCCGGATTCAGTTTGTTCTCTTATCCATGATTTCAGAGTGCTACTATGAACAATTTCTTTCTTATCTACATGAAAGCCTCGTGCTCTAGCCGCTTCATAAAAATCATGTGCCATGTTATCCTCGCCCATACCAAACTCAGCCGCCACAGATGATTTTATTAAATCGCCAAAATTATTATGACGTAACCAATCATGCGCTTCTGGTCTGTCGGCAACTTTAATATTACCGCCATAAGTAGGAACAATTTCTATTTTAGAGCCGTCTGATAAAGTAAAACTCTCTAAGTTAATTTCTTCCATTAACAAAGGCATATCCTC